GACGAGGAATTTATAGCCGAGTATGAGAGAGTAATTGCAGAGCCTATCGAGGACGAAGCGACAGAGGGAGATTACATAGCCGCACTTGCGGAATTGGGGGTAACGGATGAAGAAAACAACGCTTAACACGAACGTAGCAAAGGTTAAGACCGAGACTCAATCGGCACTCCAAACTATGTATGATGCGCTCAATAGCGGTCAGCAGAAGAAGATAGTCAAGAACGAGGACGTTAAAGCCTTGTTTGACAGATACGGCGTTATATACGAATAACTATATTTCCCCTTGTTCATAACTGAGCAAGGGGATTTTTACAGAGAGGAGAGTGAAACTATGACTCAACTTGAAATGGATAAAAAGGTGCTCGGGCTTATTGAGGAGCTGAATCCTAACAGCGAGCTTTTGACGGACGATCCCGATATAGCTCTCAAGAAGAACGAGGTTACCAATCAGATAATGTTCGAGCTTGCGAGGCTCAAGAAGATCCCGAAGTACGTTGAGATAGACGTTACCGAGGGCGACGTTATCACTTTTGAGGATATCGAGAAGGCGTGCGGCTATGAGATATATCAGATCGGCACAGTCGGCGGCGTGTCGTATATTCCGAAGGCAAACGGCACGGTCCTTAAGGTGAAGGAGAGCGGCGTGCTTGAGATCGACTGCTACGTTTACCCCGAGAGGATCACCGAAAAGACAAAGCCGAAGGCATACGAGTTCGAGCTTTCTCCCGATGCGCTTGAGATTATGCCTTACGGAATTGCGGGCGACCTTCTCAAGAGCGACGTTTCGGCGGAATACGGCAACGTATACTCGGCGAGATACGAACAGCTCAAGCAGATGCTTGATCCCCGCTATCAGACGGGAGTCGTCTTTATAGAAGGGGGCATTTCTATATGAGCGATACGGGAAGCCGCATAAAGAGAATATACGGGGCGTTCCGTGGCGTTGATTTCCGAGGCGAGGATATCAATATAGCGAGGAGTCCCGATTCTCTTAACGTTTGGAAGGACAGACGAGAGATAGAGAGCATAAGAACAAGGCCGGGTATGAAGCTTTCCGAGAGCTTCGGCAAGACGGTTTTTGGGATCTACTTTTACAAGGGGATGATGCTCGTTCACAGCGGGACACAGCTTTATCGAGTGAAGGACGGAGCGAAGAGCGTTCTCTACTCGGGGATAATGCCGGTCCGTAGCAACGCCTTTATTTTTGAGAATATTTGGTATTTTATGGACGGGCTCTCTTACCTTCAGTACGACGGAGAGACGATCAAAGAGGTCGAGGGATATATCCCGACGACGACGATCGGAAGGAAGCCCGCCGGGGGCGGTACTATTTATGAGGACGTGAATATGCTCTCGGACAGACGGAAAAACAGCTTTCTCGCAGACGGAGAGAGCAAGGAATATCTGCTCGACGCCGAGAGTATTGACGCAGATTTTAAGCCGGTCGTTGCGGTTGACGGAAAGGCGGTTACCGATTTCACGGTCAACTATGCGGCGGGAAAGATAATCTTCTCGACCGCTCCTGCCGCTCCTCTTACGGACGGTCAGGACAACGTGCTTATAGAGTTCAAGAAGAAGGTCATCGGCTACAAGTCGAGAGTTCTCGGCTGTACGCTCCTTCAGGTATTCGACAACAGAGTATTTATAAGCGGCAATCCCGACTATCCGAACACGGTATGGCATTGTAGCCTTAACGATCCGAGCTATTTCAGCGACCTCGACTACTACAACGAGGGGCTTGACGATGCGGCGGTCCGTGGGCTTGTTGCGGGCAATAACGTGCTTTGGGTATTCCGTGAGCCGAACGACTCTAACACGACGGTCTTTTATCACGTTCCGACGCTCGACTCGGACTACGGCAAGATATATCCTTCTCAGCACTCAAGCGTTACGACGGGGTGTATCGGCTCGGCGATCAACTTTAACGACGATATCGTATTTTTCAGCGAGCGAGGAATGGAAGGCATAAGCGGCGACGTTACGACCGAGCAAGTGGTGGCGCACCGGAGCTCACTCGTTGACCGCAAGCTTATCTCGGCGGACGACTACAAGGATATGATCCTTGAGGAGTGGGAAGGTTATCTCCTCGTTATTATAGGCGACAAGATATTTCTTGCCGACTCAAGAGCGACCTTCACGAACGAGAATCACTTTGAGTACGAGTGGTTTTATTGGGATATGGGCGTAAGGATCAGAAGCGCAAGGGTAAACGGCGGAGTGCTTTATCTCGGCACGGACACGGGCGTTTTTACGCTCAACGACAATGCGGCGGCGGTCGAGAGCTATTGGGTAACGCCGAAGGACAAATTTAATGCTCCCGAGAAGCTTAAGACGACTAACAAGAGAGGCTGTATCGTAGAGGCGACGGGCGACATCTCGATATATGCGAAGCTTGAGGACACGGGCTTTGAGCTTATCAGCGAGCACGGGGGCACGAGCGACTATTTCGTATGCAGAATAAAGCGAAAGAAGTGGAAGGACATACAGCTTAAATTCCATTCAAACACGAGATTTAGTCTTGAGACGGCGACTCTTGAGGCGTTCGTCGGCGGCTATATAAAACGCTGAGAGGGGGAGTGTAGATGGCAACACCAAACTATGATATAAACTACGACGATAAGAGATTTACTCAGGTAAACAACGAGAAAAATGCGGCTCTTTCCGAGATCGAAAATACATACGGCGGTATGATAAGCGACTCGGAAAAATTCTATCAGGCGCAGATAGACGCCTCAAAGGATTGGGCGGACACACAGACCAAGCTCCAAAACGAAAAGACCGACTTTGCGATTGATCAGATAGAACAGCAGAAGGCGGAAGCGCAGAAGGACTACACGAAGGAGCAGTCGGGCGCATACGTCGACTATCAGAAGCAGTCGAACGCTTTCGGGGCAAACGCCGAGCAGATGGCGGCGCAGGGTATGGCAAATACCGGATTCTCCGAGAGTGCGCAGGTCAGTATGTACAACACGTACCAAAGCAGAGTGGTAGCGGCGAGAGAGACCTATCAGAGAGCGGTACAGAATTATAACAATGCAATAACCGAGGCGAGACTTCAGAACAATTCGGCACTTGCGGAGATCGCATACGAGTCGCTTGCAAAACAGCTTGAGCTTTCGCTTGCGGGCTTCCAATACAAGAACACGCTTATTCTTGAAAAGGCAAACAAAAAGACCGAGCTCGGTCAGATATATCACAACCGTTATCAGGACGTGCTTAAGCAGATCAACACCGAGAACGCTCTTGCAGAGGACGTAAGACAGTACAACGAGTCGCTTGCTGAATCGAAGAGACACAATCAGGCGGTAGAGGCGGCTCAGGCGGCGGAGCTTGCAGAGAGGCAGAGACAGTTTAACGAGCAGATGGCTTACACGAAGTCGAAGGATGCGGGCGGATCAGGCGGATCAGGCGGATCAGGTGGCTCGGGTGGCTCGGGCGGACAGATAAATAAAACGTCTGCCAAGAAAGCGGCTTCGAGTGCGGCAATAGCGGGCGTAAAGGCGGCCGCAAGTAAAGCCGCAAAGAATAACACTAAGAGCAAGCAAACGATAGATATGGATAGCGTGCTCGATCTCGGCTTCGGTCCTATCTCCGCTTCAAGGCTTGCCGAGCTTGAAAAGCAGGGCATTATAACGCATTACGTGAGCGGAAATAAAATTAAATTCAAAATGAGCGCAAGCTCGTTCAAGCAAAAGATGTTGCTTAATGGCACGAAGATGGAGAGAGTCAAGTAAAGGGGGCGGATATATGAGTTTTACAGACGATTATCTTGCACAGAAAAAGAAGAAGAAAAAGTACGATACGGGCGACTCCTTTACTGACGAATATCTCAATTTGACGGGCTACGAAATTTCGCCCGAGACCGATTACGTAGCTCCCGTAAAGCCTTCGAGCAAGACCGAGGATATCGCACCGGTCAAAGAGGAAAAAGAAAACAAGTGGTTTCAGTCGGGCTTATTTGAGGACGGATATCAGTTCGGCGATATATTCAAGACGATAAGGAGCACCGACCAAGATCTTGCGACGAATATTACGGCGGGAATCCTCGGAATCGGCGAGAAGGTAGTCGACGCAGGAGCGACGGCAGTCGGAGCGGTCGGCAGTTTGTTCGGAGCGGACGAGTTTGCAGACAAGACGAAGGACTTTGTAAAGAAGGACCTTTACGACGAGGAAAAGCTTGCCGAAAATATTTCGGGAAGCGTCTTTACGAGGATTCTCAGACTTGCGGGCGCAAAAACTCCCGATTATGAAGCTGAGTCGGTGCTCGGTGAAAAGACGGACTCTCTTGCGCAGTCGGGCGGACAGCTTCTCGGCACGATGGCGTTACAAGCGGTGGGCGTTCCGTGGTGGGTAACGTCGGGCACGACGAGCTTCGGAAGTGAGGCGGAGTCGGCCTTCAAGGAAGATGCTTCTTACGGCGAGGCGGTCGTCAGCGGTCTCGTTACGGCGGGAGCGGAGATGCTTTCGGAGAAGCTTTTCGGCGGCTCGGGACTCGGTGAGAAGGGGCTTATAAAGCTCGACGTTCTTACGAAGGGGATCTCGAACAAGGCTATAAAGCTTCTCGCAGATTACGGCTTCGATATGGGCGCAGAGGGCATTGAGGAAATATTCAGCGAATTTGTCTCCACTCTCGGAACACAGCTTACCTACGAGCGAGAGGAGACGCTTTCCGAGCTTCTTAACGACGAGGAAGCTTTCCGTGCATATTCCTCTCAGGTGTTAGATTCGCTCTTCGGCAAGGAAGCTCGTCAGAAATACAAGGACGCATTTATCGGCGGCGTAGCTCTCGGCGGACTTGCAAACGCCGGCAAGGTCAAGACCACTATCGAGACGGGCAGAGATTACCGCACAGAGCTCACGGACAGCGAGCAGAGTGTCGTTGATAGGGAGTTCAAGGATCGCCTCGCAGAGAAAGAAAAAGCGGGCGAGACGCTATCCAAAAAGGAGCAGGCCGAGCTTTACGACAAGGTTATCCGTGATATGGAGAGAGGCTATCTCGACACGGGCAAGATCGAGAGCGTGGTCGGCGGCGACGTATACAGACAGTACGAGGCGGCGAAGGCTCAGGAAGATGCTATCCTTAAGGAGTTCAAGGAGCTCGGCAACAAGAAGGACGCCACTCTTGCGGAGCAGACAAGATATGAACAGCTCAAGGAAACGGTAAGAGATATCAAGGCAAATTCCCGAAGCGAGTTCCTTAAGTCGATGATGAAGGAGAATATTTACCGAAAGGGCGACAGACTCTATGAGAGCTACCGAGAGAGGAGCAGAAGAGGCGAGGCTTTTAAGGTCAATATTGCCAATTACGACGAGAAGGAAAAGGAAACGGTACAGAAGGCTATTGACAGCGGAATACTGAATAACTCGAACAGAACGCACGAGTTTGTCGACACTATCGCAAAGATATCGGCAGACAAGGGCGTTTCTTTTGATTTCACGAACAATGATAAGCTCCGGGAGTCGGGCTTTGCTATTGACGGAGCGACGGTCAACGGCTTCGTTACGAAGGACGGCGTAACCGTCAATATCGACTCGCAGAAGGCTCTTAACACGGTCGTCGGGCACGAGATAACGCACGTTCTTGAGGGGACGGAGCTTTACTCGGAGCTTCAGTCGGCTATTATTGAGTATGCGAAAACGAAGAAGGACTATCAGGGCAGATACGACTCGATAAAGGAGCTTTACAAGGGCATTGAGGGTGCTGACATTGACGCCGAGCTTACGGCCGATCTTGTAGGCGACTATCTCTTTACCGACGAGGACTTTATCAATAATCTTTCGGTTAAAAACCGTAACGTATTTCAGAAGATATACGACGAGATCAAGTATCTTCTCAAGGTCGTAACGGCCGGAAGCAAGGAAGCGAAGGAGCTTGAGAGAGTCAAGAGGGCGTTTGACAAGGCTTATAAAGAGGGCGGGAAGCCTAAGTTTGAGGGAAAAAATTCCACAAAATATGGCCTGAGTATTGACAATAGTCAGAATTTGGTGTATAATGGAGAACGAGGTGAAACATATGCACGAACAGATGAATTTAGAAACCTACAAGCAGAAAGTCAGAGAATGTCTGATGAAGATACAAAATTGTACCACTCAGGAAGCAAACGAATTGATGACGAAGTACGAGGACGACTTTCAAGAGCTTTTGGGTTGGAAATTAGATCCGCAGACAGCGAGCGGATTCCTAACATCAGGACTTTATTAAATCCTAAAACCAACAAAAACGTTAATATAGTTGAGGGCGTAGATGGTCCTCTGTTCCACGATATTTTTGAGATTTCTCGGAATTATTTAAGGAACGGAGAACTTGTCGATTTGCACACAGTTGAAACCACCGAGGACGGAATCGGATATAATGATTGTTATAATTATTTATCCGAGGACGGATTGAGTGGTTTTTCTATTACGCCCGATGGCGACCTAATAAGTGTGTTTAATTTGAACACAGAAAGAGGTTTTCTTAAAACCATTGCACCGATTGTAAAGGAAAGGGCAAAAACACTTGACTGTTACGCATCACAAAATCAAAACCTAATGGTTATGTATGAGACGATTTTCGGCTTCAAGACTGCCTCCATAATGGATTACAATATGGAATACGACCACGATAACATAGCCGAAAATCACGGTATGCCGAAGGTCGCATTTATGGTAAATACGGAAAGCGACGTTGAAGTTAAGAATTTCTCAAAAGATGAATATGGAGAAGCTGTTGAATATCGCAACAGTTTCGTAAATCAAGCAACCTCTGACGGGGTTGCTTCTTTTATGCCCAAAAACGATGGTGATGTCCGTAATTCCCTTTCAAAAGAGGGCGACGCTCCGAAGAGATACGGAAATTACAACGTATCGGGCGAGGACGTGAAGCTCGAAGCTCCGGTACGAGAGGCTACCCCGGAAAATGCAACGACCACTCCCGAGGCGAAAGCTCCCGAAGCACCCCCGGACATTATGCCCGAGGGATATGCTCCCGTTATCGAAAAGACTCCCGAGAAGGCTTACGAGGCGATCAGACCGCAGAAGCCCGGCGCAGAGCCGAAGCAAAGCGAGCCGAGAATGAAGCGAGTCGACAGCAAGAACACAGCACCCGACGGAATGGAAGAGAGACGTTGGTACGAGACGTCGACCGGAAGCGAGGCCGTCGACGGCATAATCACTCCCGACGATATTCCCGACGACGTTCGCTATTATCAGGTCAAGTCGAACGAGAAAACGCTCGCCACGGCGAACGCAAGACTTGCAAAAGACGGCTATGCAAAATCGAGAGAATATTTCGAGGGCAGAATGTCCGAGAGAAAGCTCTCGGTCGAGGATATCGCTCTCGGCGAGAGACTTATTCAGGAAGCGGCGAAGGCCGGAGACGCAAAGGCGGTCCGGGATCTTATTATCGACGTTTCTATCATCGGTACGGAGCTCGGTCAGAGAGTTCAGGCGTTGTCTATGATACGCAGACTCACTCCTGAAGGACAGCTCAAGGCTCTTTATAGGACGGTTGAGCGAGGAAAAGCGAAGGGCGATAAGGCGTTTGACGGCGTTGAGGTTACGGAAGAAATGACGAAAACCATCCTTGAGACAATGAACGAGGACGGAACATTCGATCAGGCGGAGCTCAATGCGGCCGTTGAGGACGTTAAGCAGAAGATAGCCGACCAAATGGACGTCGGGGCTATGGACTATATCAACGCTTGGCGTTATCTTTCTATGCTCGGCAATCCGAAAACACATATCCGAAACCTTGTTTCCAACGTGGCTATGATGGGCACAAGAGCGGTGAAAAACGCTCTTGCGAGAACGATTGAGGATATCGCTCCTATCAAGAATCGCACAAAGACTTGGGAAAGAGCCTCGGATGCAGTCAAGGAATTTGCGAAGCAGACTACGAAGGATATGGACGCCGATATCAGAGGCGACGCTAAGTACAGCGAGGAAGGAAGCATTAAGGCGAAGAGACAGATATTCAAGACTCGCCTCGGCAATATGATGGCGAACGCCAACAACAAGGCTCTTGAATTTGAGGATACTCTTTTCAGCAAGCACGTTTTCCGGTCGACGCTCAGCGAATACTTAACGGCGAACGGTATCAAGACGGCAGAGGATATAAAAAACAATCCCGAGCTTGTCGAAAAGGCGAAGGACTACGCTTTGGCAGAGGCAGAGAGAGCTACCTTCCGTCAGGACTCCTACCTTGCGAAGAAGATACACGAGATCGAGAAGAAAAATCCCGTTTACGGTATGGCCGTCGGCTCGATAATGCCCTTTAAGAAAACGCCTAT